TATTATGAGTTGCTAATGCAGGATATTTTGACCCTGCAACTACTTCGATTGAAATAGGAGTAGCAGGCACTCTAAGCTCACCATATAATACAGGAACAGGGTCTCCTTCTACAATATTTCTGGCGTCTCCATTAAATAAGTACCCTTCGTCTTCTTGTTGATCTGTAGCAGGGTCTGGAGCCATAAGCTGCTGAATACCAGCCATAGCTAGATTTAGCCCTATACCTGCTATAGCAAATCCAGCAGCAGCGTAAATACCCCCTGCATTTGCTAAGAAGCCGGCAATACTTAGGTTACTCATGGCTCCTGCTCCTATTAAAGCGGCGCCTCCAGGAATAAACATTAGCCCCAAAATTGCTAATCCGGTAAGTAGTTTTGCTCCGCCAGATTTTGAACCTGCAGCAACAGGAGTAACTATTATATCACCTTCAGAAAGGGGCAACAAACATTCTAAAGCATCTACTTCTTGATTATTTACTTCTACGTGGAATCCAATATCTTTTTCATGACATTCAATAAGATATTTTCTAAATTCGGGATAGTTTGCTTGTATAAGGCGAAAAGCTTCCGCAGGAGTATCCCCACAGAATAAATGTGAAGTTCCAAACTTTTGTCCTAATTGCCCTTCTAAAATAATTTTACGCATTGTATCTATAAATTCCTACTAAATACTTTTTCCACAACGGATAAAGATTTTCTCGACATGAGAGTCGATTTACAGCATGATGAAAAAATATATCATTGTCTAAGTAAACTCCACAATGGTTAGGTACATCTGCTTCCATTTGAAAAATTAATATGTCATTTTTTCTTAAATCTTCTACTTTAATAAACTTCCATTCTTTTAAATGTTCTTCTGTGAAATAGTTTTCTCCAATTTTCCACCAATCATCTAAATAAGGTAATCGTTTTTGTACTTCTATATCTAAATACTCTTTATAATAATCTCTTACTGCTTCTAAACAATCATGTTTACCAAATTCATAGTCGCGGCCTATTAAAGGACTGCAATTAACTTCTGGTTCTACTATATTTAATTCCATTGAGGGAAAAGAAAAAATATAGTAAGGTATTCCTAAAGCATCGCAGTATTTTTTATCATTCTCACTTGCTTCATTTGAACTATGTATATGATTATGAACTATAGCAAATATATTTGCTTTTTTCATTACTTTTACATAATCACTAGGATCTAATATAAAGTCATCATTCTCTTCTGCAAGATTTGTGCAAGGATACCACTTTTTCTTACCTTTTACTATTCCTATAATTCCACAACCTTCTTGAGGATAGCACTCTTCAAAGTGCTCTTTTATTTGTTCGATCATCTAAACTTACCTGTTCCTGGAAATGCTCCAAAAGGAAGAGGAACACTACTTCTTTTAACTACTTGAGGTGTTGCATTACTAGTTGTATAGGGGTGCCTAGCTGTAACTTGAAATCTACACTTACAAGAGGATAATTTCTTTCCACATTTATCTGCGCGAGTCCATGTAGTACTCTCAGTTGGATCATTATTTGTACTTGCTAATAAAGCTCTCCAAATTGTAGTTTGAGTACCATTATCATATTCTACATAGTCTCCTGCCGAAAAAGTATTAGTGGCAGAGGGAGAAGTATCCCAAGTTTTATATAAATAGATTGTGTCCCACTTTGCCGAGTCAGCAGAAAACGAAGTAGCATCAGAAGTATGGGCAGTGTTACATCGATAGTAGTTATTGCCACTCTTTACATAATAATTTACAGCGTAGGAAGTAGAAGTTGCCCATGCTGTATCTGCAATAAGATCCCAATTTGCTGAATCTCCCGCAAAAGTTGCTCCCGAAGTGTGTGCAGTATTTGCCATATAAACTTTTGCACTCTCTAAAACTAAGTCTCCCACTGAGTAAGAAGTAGAAGTTGCCCAAGGTGTATTTGTAGTAAAAATAATTTCATCAATTATAGGCTCGTCTTTTTCTGTAAAGTATGCCTTAAAATCCCCAGTTGTTGTCGTACTTGTGCCAAGTTCAATTAAACTATTTTTACTCCAAATACACCCGCCACGAGAATTTAAATCATTTCCTTGATATTCCCAGGAACAGTATTTTCCTAATACACTTCTATTTGGAATCTGTATACCTCCTAAGTCAAAAGGAGATGCTAATTCGAATGTTACTGAAATAGGATTTTCTTGTGAAACTCTATCAATTATATATTTTTGAATAGGGAATTCAATAGGCGGAGTTGTAGAATCATATGCACCTGCTGAACCTCCTGGCTCATATAAGTATTTTTTTAGAGTGGTTCTTTTAACAACAGGCTGACCAACTAAGTCATCATTTTTAAAATCACCTATTTCAGTATCAAAAACAGAAGTTACATTTGCAACAGTAAGGTTAGGTCTATTTTGAGCCCCATCTGCGCTATACTCTATTCCATCTACTTGAATTGGAAAAGGCATATAACTTTTTATATTATATGGGCTAGTTCTCTCACGAAAATAAATATAGCCTTCTTCACTAGCTGTAGAGTTATCACTATCAAAGTCTGGATGAAAATATAAAACTGTTCCATCACTTAAAGTAAGCTCAAACAGTTCTACAAGTTCACTTCCTGGGTCTTGTTTTTGTACTACATCTATTAAATCTGTCATGCTTCATAAACTCGTCTAAAAGTTGCACTCGCAGAAGGGTGTCCATCATAAGTATAAGTTTGATTATAAGTATCACAAACTACTTTGACTGTAAGTTCTCCCCCTGCATTATCGTCTGGAACTGTAAAGTAAAAAGAAGTTACTCCGCCTAAAGATGCTAAGTACCCCGTAATATCATCAAGCTCAGCTTCAGTACGATTATTAAAAGTTACGTTAAAAGTTTCTTCAATTGGATTTAGTCCGTCTGCAATTCTTTGCTCATAACCATCACCGAATTTTGCAATACGAACTCGAGGCTTAGATTGTCTGCCCAACCCTTTATCAGGAATAATTTGTCTGCTACCGTAGGCTGCTGAAGTTGTGAATCCGATTGCCATTATGCTACTCCGTATGGATTAAGTATTCCACCTGAACGTTTTTGATTCTGTAATTCTAACTGTACTGCTTTTGCGATTGCTTTTCCAAGGTTGCCTGCTTGATTAGAATCTTGCTGAGAACTTGAATTTGCTTTTCCTTGATTATCCACAGATACATTTACAGTAACATTATTGTTTTGCCCACTACCCTTCATCATTTCGACAGGAATCTTATTTCCATTAGGTAGTGGCACTACTGCTTCGGTTCCATGTAGTATAGCAGGATAACCAGCGTCTCTGCCTCGGGCAATTCCACCTTGAGAGTACCCTTCAAACATCCCTCCATACCTTCCAAAAGGGTCTCCTCCAGTACTAAAAGCGTTTCCTACTATTCCTCCTGTTCCCGATGTTGTAGGAACAGAAGGAGCTGTAGGAAGTCCAAAAGCAGCGGAAAGGAGTCTCATTACCAACATTTTAGCAATTATTTCAGAAATAGAGCTTAATATATTTACAGCCATTTGTTTGAACGCATCCTTAACACTTGTAGTTCCTTGAATAATAGAGCTAAATGCTGATGTCATATTTTGAGCAATACTGTCTCCAACTCCTTGAGCAAGAACCTGCATATCTTCTAAAGCGAATTTTGCGTCTTTTAACTTATCTAAATCATCATCTAGTTTTGCAAGAGCACTTGTTTCTTGTTTACCCAACAATGCCATTGCTGCTGCTTCTTGAGTTCCTAAACCTGCAGCTCTGTTCTCAATACTATTTGCTAAAGACAGGAAAGTTTGACTTCTTGTTCTGCCGAGTTCAGTTTCTACATCTTGCTGTCCTTCCAGTATTCTTAGGTCATTTGCTTGAGAGAGTAATTTAGCTTCTAATAAATCGAACTCTATTGCTACCATCTCTCTGCGAACTTTAAATTCTTCTATGATGGCATCTTGGCGCTTTTTAAATAAACTTTCTTCCAACTCTACTGCTTGAGCGGCACGTCTTTGGTCTCTACCTACTCCTGAAAACATTCCTTTATCTTGCTCTCTTTGGGTTGATGCAAGACTCATAGCTGCCATATCGCTTTCTACTTTTAAAGTATCCTGCAATACTTTTAATCGTGTTTGATCTACCTCTAGAACCGCTTTTCTTTCTGTCAGGCGTTGAGCCTCTAGTTTCAAAGCGTCCTGCGAGTATAATAACTCGATAGTATCTTCCCCAATATTTTTTTGCCTTAAAAGTTCTACACTTTGTTCTTTTAGTAGATCTCTCTGAGCAACTAAGCTGTTTATTATTGCTTCTGCATCGTCTCTTTGATCTGCTGCAAGTCTGTTCAATCCTTCTCTTTTATTTGTAATTCGAGCATCTAAGTTTGCAATCTCTGCCTGATTGTCTGTATATTTTTGAGCTGTTAAAAGTATATTACTTTGAATTTCATCTTGGTTTTGCAATGCTTTTACATTTTCTGTCTGTCTCTTTATATTGTTAACTGCTATTTCATTTTCCAAGTCTCTAACTTCAGTCATAAAATTTATTCTATCTTGTAACGCAGCTCTTTGATCTTCTAATGCCATGGCTTCAGCTGCTCCCTTCATAAAAAGAGAGTCCATTGCTTGTGTTACATGATTTAATTGATCTTCTAGAATTTTTAACTGCTGACTTGTAGAAGAAGTTCCTGCAAAAGAAGTTAAAAATTGAGTATAGGCTTGTTCTGCTTCAGGGGCAGCACGTTTTATTTCTCTAAAAAGACTTGACTGTAACGTAAAAACTTCATAAGCTTTTTCTACTCCTACGCCTGATTCCAGAGCTTTAATATAATTTTGGGCGGCTTCAGTAGTAACACCATAGTCATTAGCCAGCATTTTTACAGCAGCTATCTCTCTGTCTATAAATTCTTTTGCTATTTTTCCATCTTCCATAGCGTCTAAGCGTGCTTTAGCATTTGCTGCGGCAATACGATTACTCTGTGCAGCGCCTCCTCTATTAGATTTTTTGCTAATAGCTTCTAATTCTGCATCTACATCTTTTTCTACTTCTAAATAATTTCTTCTTAGACCTATGAGTTGTTTTAAATCAGTAATATTAGTAGAGCCTACTACGTTTCCTATATTTCCTAAAGCTTCTATACCTCCTCCTGCTTTTCCGGCAATTTCCTGTTGAGTTTCAATAAAAGCTTTAAACTGTTCATTTAATTCTTTAGTTCTTTCTGTAAGCTGTTTGAGTTTCTCATCGGCTTTATCAACTTTTTTTGGAAACAGCCCAAAAACATCTGAGAGAGTTTGAAATGCTGTATATGCTAAGCTAACCCAGCCTACTACACTTATTAATCTGGTAGCTAATCCTGCTAATCCTGCTCCAATTCTTTTTATTCCTGCAACTGTACTAGCTCCTGCACTTTTAACTCTAGCAAAATTTACTTCAGTTCTGCTCACTAATTTATCAGAGTCCGCAAGAATTGATTTAATCATTCTACTAAAGTTTCTTGCAACGTCTACGGACATACCGGCAAAGACGCCTCGTACAATTTGACCATTCTTCGACATAGTCTTCGTTGCACGATCTAAGTCAGATTTTAGTTTTCCGAGTTCTTTATTAGATAAATCTTTTCCTCCAATAAGTCCTTGAAGGGCTGCTGAACCTGTGCCAGCAGCTTGCTCTTTTGCAAGGGATTTAAGAGAGGAACGACTAGAATTAATTGCTACATTTAGTCTTTCATAAGCAGCTCGCATTTCCTCCGCATTAGCTTTGGATTCTAATGCTGCTGCTTTTGAATTCGCGGAAAGCTCTTTGAAACTAAATCCAAGAGCTTTAAGAGGCCCGGTTAATAAAAGTCCGAACGCGGCAATTGCAACCATTGGAGTATTAGTTAAAACTTTTGCCAACGGTCCTGCTATTCTATCTACGACTTTTTGAACGTCCATTAAAATATCATTGAATGCCTTGCCCAATTGTTGATAAGGGTTTACATCAATAGGATTATCATATAATACTTTGAACTTTTCTTCACTTTGTCGTAGTACATCAAGAAGAACAGCTTGGCTTTTTTGGAAGGTTGTTAGGCTATTTGCGTTTAAATTTAGTGAATCAGCATAATTTCGGCTCGCTTCTTCTAATCGAAGAATAATACCTAATTCATCTAAGAGTTCGGGTTCTGCTTTTGTTACACCTCGAACAAGACGATTAAAGGAGTCAGTTACATCTCTTCCAAGAGCTTGAGAAGTAACTTTAGCAGCTTGACCTAATCTTTCTAGTTGCTCTGCATTAAGACCTGCAGCAGTACCAATAGCAGCTGCTTGGGCAGCATCTTTAAAATTAATTTGAGCGTTTGTAGCAGCAACAATATCATTCGCTAAAGTTCTCATTGCTAGTCCAGTGCTAGCTGCATAAGCATTTTGTCCGGCTTCTAGTACTCGTAAATCTCCTGCATCCTTTAGAAAGTTAAAGGCGGCAGAAATAGCAAAAATTTCAGCAGCTAATGCAGCATATGCGCCTACAAGCCCACCCATTCCTCGGGACATACCAGCAAATTGCTTGCCGGCAGCACTTGCAGTTCCAGCTACACCTTTTACATTCTTTTCGGCATCTTTAGAAGTTTTAGCAACTTTGTCAATATTTTCTCCAGTTTTTTTGGAGTCCATAGCAACTTTTTTAAAGCTGCCACTTTTATCTTTAACCTCTACTTCTACTGTTGCTTTTTTCTTTGCCATTATCTCTGAACACTATTGGGAGTAAAATTCTTTCCTCCGCTTTTAGCCTTTTTTTCAGCTTCTTTTCTTT